CTGTGTCAATATCATAATCATTGGCTATTGTAAGCAGTACTATTACTACTCCTAAACTATCAAGCTCGCTATCCATAAACATACCGTCCATGAGAACAGGCAACCCATTCTCATAGACAATACAACTATTTATGTTAGCTAGTGTTTCTTCTTTAGTCATTAGGCTGGCAAATCATTTAGTATATCTTCATATAGTGCAGAAGTTTTAGCTTCATTAACAATAGTTGGAGCAGCACCTGTTTTATTAACAGAATAGTAAATAGCCCAAGTTTCTAGTGTTTTAGCTAGTACTTTTTGTTTAGCATCTACTTTAAACCCTAGTGTTTGAGCTGTAATTAGGTCGTCTTTTTTATCTTCCGTAGTTTTTTGTGCTTCAAGAAGTAAATTTTTACTAATACTTTCTATGACCTGTTTATCAACTAAAAGTTTTTGTGCTTGCAGTAAAGCAGAAGTATCTATCTGTATTTGTGTCTCTAGATAAATTTTTGCAGCTGTTTGAATTACTGACTGCATAGCTCCAAGATACACTTTAGCGTAGTCAACACCATTAATAGCACCTGAATCGTACTGAGACTTAATGTGAGCAGTAATACTCTCCATCATATCATCAAAAATACCATCTCCTTGTACTTTATAAGTAGAGGAGTCAGTAGTTACGTTATTTGTAAACTCAGTAAAAGCTAAGGTCATTTTTATTCACCTTCACCATAACTAATAGCGTATTTTTTTACTCTTATAGTAATCATATTACCTGTGTCTTTTCCATCAACAAATTCACGTTTATGTAGAGGCATAAGAGTAGAAGCTGCAATTTTAATTAGTGCTACTTCTAGCTCTACAGGAATATCTAACGGTACATTTTTAGCTAATCCGAAGTAGTTATTCTCAAAACTCAAATGTGCAGTATTAGCTACAGCAGAATCACGAGGATCTTTATTTGTAATAGTTACTACTCTTGTTTTGAAAGCCGCTTTACGTTTTTCATTAATTTTTTGTCTTTTAGTTAGCGGTTTTTTAGAATGTTTTTCAGAAACAACTACTGGTTCTACATCTTGTGTTTCTACTTTTCCGTTAGCTTCATCAACTTTAGCTTGTAGTTTTTTAGTAGGAATATTAGCTTGAAACTCTAAACCTAGCTCATTAGCTTCCAGTATTAGGTCATCTCGATCTGACATGTGTTAAATCCTTTCAGTTGTTTAACAAATTAATAATAGCCGGGACTTTTTCAAGTCCCAGCTGGTTAATACTTATTGGTTATTTGCTAGCGCAAACATACCCTTTAAGTAAACGTTCTTCTCGCAAGATAAGACCTGCGTACCAAAAATTGTAACTAAAGAAACCTTGAGTTGCATAAGGATTACTAAGTTCAATCTTACCGGGAGACTGACTGTTAAACTTAATTTTTCCTTTACCTTTTAGTCCTACAATAGCAAAAGAGCCTTTTGTTGGAAACAAGATAGGGAAAACATCAAAGTTATCACGATCACCAGCAGTACCAGAAGTATTATCAGTACCACCACTAGAAGATAGATCACCTACGTAGTTCTGAGGTACAACACTACCTTGAGCAGCGTAAACTAGAGCAGACTCAGATTCGATGAAACGAACATCACCCATAGAACCAACTTCACCTTCAGCTAGGCTAGCTGCTGCTGCATACTTGTATGCAGGGATATAAGCGAACTCTTCAGCGTTACCTGTACCACGAGTCAAGTTATCAAGATCGTACTTGATTTCTGGACCAATAACAGCGTAGTAAGCTTTATTGATTGCACGAGTATCAACTTTAGTGTCACCTGAAACAACAGTAGTGTTCTTTTCAGCACGATTACGTACCAATCGACGAGTAATTTTACGGATCATATCGTATGAAATCCGTGAATCATTATCATCTGTACCGTCAGTTTCAGCAGTATCTTGACCAATTTCTGCAATAGCAGTAGCACTTCCAACGTACTGGATAGTAGTAGTAGCTAGCAAATCAAGCTGTGTAAGATCTTCGTACCGCATATTAGCTAGGTGTCCTAACTCTTCACGGTATTGAATCTGTACCATGTCCTCAGAGAACATATCAACTTCATCAGTATAATCAAGCATTTCACCGTAACGAGCAAAACCTGTTTCAATAGTAACTTTTTTAATTGTTACTTTATTAGCTGCACCAGAACCTTCTGATAGCGTAGGCATACCTGCTGAAACATCAGTGATGTTACGTGCAGTAAGATAACCCTTAGTACCAAATTCTGAGTCAGTTCCACCTACTTGACTACTAGGATCAAGTTTACGATCATAAATGTGTAACCATTTACTGACCTTAAAAGTTTTACCCATTTTGAGAGGCATAGATCGACGATCAGCAAACTGACCATAAATATTTACAACGTTAGCTGCTTTAACACCAGCTTTGTCGTAATAATGCGTAATTGTATTCGGACCAGAAGTACTGTTAGTACCATTTCCGTAGACGTTATCTACCATTTAAATCACCTTTTTAGTAAATTAGTTTGCACTTGTTACTTTTTTATACCAAGCGTCAAAATTTTCATCATTGTCGTCATCTAAATAATCGATGACACCTTTTTTACCAGCAGTAGAGGCTGTTGAACTAGCTGCTCTTTTGCTTTCAGCTTCTGATGATTCTTTACCAAATTTTGTCTCTGCCTCTTGTGCGCTTTTATTCAAGTCATCTACAGCGTTCTGGTTATTACCAGCTTCTATAGATTTTTGATAATCAGCACCTGCAAGAAGGTAGTAATCTAAACTAGATTTAGAATTTCCATCTAACATTTGTAACTTTGCTGCTTCAGGAGCTACTTTAGCGTAGACACCTGATTTTATATCGTGATGCAGACCCATAATAATTTTAGGGTTGCCTGCAATAATTTTCCTAGATCCATCATCCCATTGATTGTCTATAACATCAACAGTTGTTTTGTACTCTGGGTCTTTAGATATAGAATCTTCAATCTCTGAAATTTCTAACTCAAAGTCTGATTTGCCGTAACTTTTAGATTCATACGGTTCAGTCTCTTCATCAAAACTCAGATCACTGAGATCAATATCTCTATCAGAAGCCAATTTTTTAATAGCACCTTTGTCACCTTTAAGGATGTCTAAGGCTAAGTCAAATTGGTCTTGAGTAATACTTTCTTCTTCCAGTGCAGAGATCATCTTCCTGTAAGGAGCCATCTTCTGCATTTTTTGAGTGTAGTCCATTGCCTTACCGAACACACCTTCAAACTGGTCCATGATTTCTTCATCAGAGAATTCAAAGTCTTGACCATTAGCTTTAAACTTTCGTTTAATAATGTTTTTAACTTCTTCTACTTTCTTTTCAGAACCATCTTCAAGATCTTTATCAGTATCAAGTTCGTATTTATTTTCATTAATATTATCTGCGTCTGTATCAGACTTTTTAGTATCTTCATCTAAAACTTTGCCATCAGATAAATTTTTATCACCAGAAGTTGTAGTATCCTCTTCAGATGTTGTTTCGTTACTGTTATCTTTATTTCTAGATAACAACTCAGCTGCGTCTTCATTTCCTTCTTCACGACGAATTGCAGCCAGTGCATCAATAGGATCAATGTCGTTATCAAAAATTTCGTCTTCAGATAACTCGGTACTCATTATTCAGTACCTTCAAGTTCTTCTTCATCTACTATTTCAGAGTTAAGAGCACCTGCGTAGTTATACTCAACCATCATAAAGAAATAACCTAAGTTACTGCCTGCCACTAGATCTTCCATAATAGCTGATCGTTCACCTCGTCTAATAACTCCGGGATCTGCTAACATACTAACAGAATCTAATGCTTTATCTTTAAGATAACCATTAGTAATTACTCTTTGAAACTGAGAGTTATTTTTTAGCCAAGCTAAATCTTCTCCCATAGTAATGTGGTGTTCTGTTTCAATTGTTTCTAGCTCTACTTGATCTTGTTCTTCTGTCAGGCTACTCATTAAGGAGTCCTATAGTTAAGTTATGTAAATAAGTTTTGTATTTATACTATAATTTAATTGGTTTGTAAACT